CAAACTTAACTGCATCTGCTGTCCAAGACTTAAAGATATCTACCTTAGGAGCAACTACAAGAACTTTCAAGTGATCAGGTAAGACATTGATATAATCTAATCCTATCTTAGTCTTACCTGCACCTGTCGCTAATTGTAAACCACACCTTTTAAACTGTAAGGCTTCTTTAAGAGCCTGATGTTGTATTAAATCTCTTGTTATCATATATTATCATTTGTAACTCTTTAGTTTGCTTACGTAAGTAGGATCTTCAGCATAAACACCGTCTATGTTTTTAAGATACCTTTTTTGAATGTGAGCATAACACTTGATATTGTCTCTATAAGTGTCATACTTAGCGTAGACTCCGTGTCTACCTGCTACATGCTTACATTTATGAAAGGTAATACCAAACAAGTTCTTTGCTTGGATACCTACATTAGACTTACCGTGGTTACTCTCGATTCTAGATTGTAAGCAAGCAACTGCAGCTAGGATTACTCCTTGCTTAGTAAGTTCTGCTGTAATTCCTGAATCATTAAGAATAACATCCTTCTCTGTGATAACTTCTTTTATCACCTTGGTCTTAGTTATTACCTCTGATTCTGGAAACATAAATGATACTAATAGCAATACTGCAAAGATAACATTAATAGTTAAAGAGATGTGAAAATACTTCTGATAATTGGGAGCTTTTGATAAGCTAAGATCTTGATTTTGTTTGTAGTACATGATTGTTAATATTAAATGTGAAACATAAATTAAGGCAACAACTATGCCAAATGGTAATAATTAGAACTTAGGGCAGGTATCTCTCCTACCCTAAATTAAAGTTAAATAGTATCGTCTTGCCAGTTAATAACGCTTACTACTTCAGACTCTTCTATAAAAGTCTTAAGATAATTCTTACCTACCTTGTAGTCTCCTAGAATGATATCATGGATGACTTGGTAGTCTTGAGGTACTATTACTTCTTTGATAAAGGTAATAGTTTGCTTAGTAGTAGGAAGTTCTCTTAATCCTCTTAAGTAAGTCTTTTCATCAATCATAGACTTAACTGTTAGGTGTTTAAACATCCTTTTAATCTCTCTTTCTTGGATACGATCTAGCTTATCTAAGCTAGTAATCCTACCTTTCAGATTGAAAGACCTAAATTGTGGCTTCTCCTCCTTTACGGAGTAGACTTTCTCTGCTACAATAGCAGTCAAAGTGATTCTTTTTCTCATATAAATGTATTTTAAGTGTTTCTAAATTAGATACCTGTTAAAAGAAAAAGGAGGCCCAATAACCTCCTTTGACGTAATACAGATATGAAAAAGATTTTAACCACTCATTGGTTAGGGCTAATATTGGTTAGCCTTTGCAGTTAGGATAAACGCTAATCTATCCTAACTAAAAAGTCCTGGAAGCAGATCTTACGGTATGCAACCAGGAACATTTAAAAAACAACTTCTTGCATGCTCACCATGCTTGTAGATTTTACTGGACATAGTTTACTGTCCACCTGTTGACGTGCACATCAGAGCAGGGTCCATCACAGTTCACTTTGGGTCATGTAACTCATTTGGGTAATTACTCCCAAGAGCCAAAGTATCTTTCAACGGTGCTAATCCGCCCTCTGTAAGGAGTTGTTTTTTGGTACTATTGATGGGAATCGAACCCATACTGACATTGCTGTCAACAGGATTTTAAGTCCTGCGTGTCTACCTATTCCACCACAATAGCATGAAGGGAGCCTTACGACTCCCTACAAATATAATTCATTTAGTTAAATTACTTCTGCTTTAGCTTTAGATTTAACTTTGTTTTCTTTGAGTGCTTCTACACCAGCAGCCATAGAAATCATACTACGAGATAGGTTTTGATCTTGCTTAAGAGTAGCATCAAACATACCTGGTTCAGCAAATTCCACAGTAGTGTAGATTAAAGCACCTTCGAAAGTTAACTCTTGACCATCACGAGTCTTTTTAACAGACCATTGAGGCTTAAGAGAACCATCAGCATTTTTTACTACTGCATCATCAGTAGTATCTACTCTGCGAAGGATTAAATCTTCGCCTAACAAATTTTTGCCAGATACGTTAAGTTCTACGCTATCTAAGTACTCATAGGTATCAATGTGTTCTGCAGTAAACCCAAAAGAAGAAAAGTCTTTAGTAAAGTTATCTTCAGTATAGTTTAAGAGAAAAGTTTTACGATTAACCAAACCGTTACCCAAAGCACGACTAAGCATACGTTGGTGAGCAGATTGATTGCCTGGAGTGAAACACTCGAACATTACAGTAATAGGAGCTTTGATACCAGAGTTCCTCCAAGCTTTGCTGGCAAAAGCCAAATTGGTTGATTTTAAATCTTCGTAATTCATAATTTTGTTTTTAGTTTTTTAGTTTTTTAGTTTTTTAGTTTTTTGTTTTTAATTGTCTTCTAATACTGTTACTTTATCTTTCTCATAAATATAAATAGGCCCTATATAGCCGTCTTTAATAAGATAAGTCTTTTCACAGTCTTGTAATTTGTAAGAGATAATCATGTTCCATTCTGAGAACTTAAACACGAAGCAATCTATTACTTTAGGAGGATTAGGATTACCTTCTCCTATGAGATCTTCAATAAAGAGGGTATCTGAATGCGTTAAGCGTTCAAGTTTTACGCAGCTATCAGAACAAAGAGATCTAATAGGAAATAATTGAGCTTTTAGATTAGTAAAGCAGTTTAAAATTAAGATAAAGAACAGTTTTTTCATAGTTTTAAATTAAAGGGGCCATTGCTGACCCCTAGTTTTAATTACAAGCCTTTACGCAAGAACTCAAGTGCAATTTCTTTCTTAGAAGCACAGAATCTCAATTGATCTGCATTTTCTTTTACATACGACATCAAAGCTTTATGCTTAGCGTTAGTATAAGTTTCTTCTGTAAAGATATTAATAGCAGCACGAGTTAATGCTCTTGTAGACCATCTGTCCATTTTAGGAACAATAGTAAGCAAGTTTGCTACACGTTGACAGGCTAATTCAGATTTAGCAAAGTCAGGCATTTCAAATTTACCTGCTTTCATAGTCTTAACAGCTTCACCACCGTCATTACCTGTAGATGCGGTAATAACAACATCAAAGTCTAAGTTGTACTTTTTCTTCAAGAAAATAAGTTGCTTATAATCTTCTTTAGATTGAGCCCAGGCATTTACATAATCGCCTTGTTTCCAAGATCTAGAAGAAGAATTAAGCATAGCAACTAATTCAGTAAGCTGTTCAACATTTTCAATTCCATTTACAACTACATAAGGAATAGGAATACCTAAACGCATACAAGCCATAAGAGCATGTTGACCGTCTGCTACATACTTACACATATAACCATCAATAAAGTCTATTTCTACTACGATGATAGGACGAATCATACCATACATTTGAATAGAATTAGCTAAACGATCAATGTGTTTTAAGATAAGAGTACGTTGAACACCTGGCAAAAAGTTAAGTGTTTCGTTTGCTTTAAGCCACTTTAAGTTGTTTTTAAGACTGTTTCCGCTTACATACAACATCTTGTTAGTCTTAGCTACTGCTGTTTTAGTAACTTCTTTAGCTTTCTCCATAAAACTAATAGGAGTAGTTTTAGTTACTGTTGTTTCTTTAGAAACAATAACATTTTTACGAGGACGACCTTTTCTACGAGGAGTAGGAGTTGGTGCGTCATTTTTGGTTACCAATTTAACCTTTAATTTGTTTGTTTTCTTTGTTGTTTTCATAAATGTTTTTTTTGGTTTTTTGTTTTTTTGTTTAATTTGTGGTAGCCCCTGGGTGAATCGAACACACCATCTCTAGGATGAAATCCTATTGTCCTACCATTAGACGAAAGGGCCAATTACACTTTAACCTTAAGTGTGAAGGATTAGTCTATGCCTACTTCTTTAGCAGCATAATAAGCAGAGAAAGCTCGGCTTACACCTTGCTTTCTAAAATACCTGTAAAAATCTAAGAACTCCGCTAAGAGTCCATAAGATTTAGCTACATACCAATGTTCTAAGAATTGATCTTTCATAATATTTCAGTTAAAGAGTTAATTTCTGCTTTAAGAGTTTCTATGTAACGTTCTTGATCTCTTACCCAATTCTCTTCACCAGAATCCATAGAAGGTACTGTAAAACAAAATAGGTCGTTTTCTGCAGCATTTAGTTCTTGATACAAGTAAGTCAATCGGTCTTGAATGTCTTCAGTGTTCATAATGTGATTAAGTTAAGTTCTTCTTTAAGTTGATTAAAAGGGTTGTGTTCAGTAATTCTGTTTAGTGCTACTTTTAAGTCTTGAGTTTGTTTTAAATAAAACTCATCAGAAATGTTGCCTAACTCATAATCTTCATCTAGTCTTTCTAAGAAGAAGTATAAGCGGTTAATCTTCATGATGATCACACTAACAGCTAAGGCTTCTACAAATTCTTCTGGATTCATAGTTTTGAGATTACTAGGTAGTTAGCATAAGCATCTTCATAAGTCAATGCCCAAATTCTGTAGCCGTCAATGATAAATAGTTGTTTTTCCATTAGTTTTTAAAAGGTTTAGAATCTACTACTATAGAGCCAATGCCTGTAGCAATGGCTCCAATAGAGAAGAAGTTAGAGATAACGGTTAAGCCCATTTGTTCGCTTAGGTATGCTGCTAGAATAGCAACAATACAAGCAATCCCTAATAGAAGGGAAAGTAAAGTAAGTCTTTTCATGCTTCTTGGCTTAAATAGTAAATAGTACCGATAATAGTAAACACACCTACTATAAACGTAGTAATGCCTGTATTAAACAATCCATAGAAACATTCAGTAATACTTCCTGCTCCTGAAAGATTTCCAATAATAGCAAGAAAGAAGTTAAAAATAGTAGTAGTAACTACTAAGAAGACGATTGGGAGAACTACTATCAGCAGTGCTTTCCACATAAATTTAAGTATATTCATATCTGTTTTGTTCTAATTAAGAGAAAAGGGGATTATTAGTCCCCTTATAGATTTTTTGCAAGCACTAAAATTTCTACTAAATCATCAGTACTTACACGAGGGTTAACATCTGTACCGTCTGGAGTGATAGTCAGATTACCATCATAATAAACATACCAGTTACCATCTTTGTCTATGACAGCAACTTCAGCAGTTGTTACACCCTGATCACAGTAATGACCTGTACCAAATCTTACGCTTACATAAACTTTGTTAGCAAACGTAAGACAAAAACCTTCGTCAATAAAGTCTTTAGAGAATCCACGAGTAGTCTCTTTAATACTAATGTAGTTATTCATATCTGTTTTCTGTTTAGTTTATACTGATTGGTATTATACCCTTAGGTATAAAAAGCACAAGCCATCCTTATGAAGTTATCTCTAGATATACTACTCTTGTGCTAAACTAGTAGTGTAGTTTACTTCCATCTGCACTCAGTAATAACAGTAGCTCTTTTACAGTATTCTTTCTGTGTTCTAAGAAGCAATGCTTCACAGATACCTTCCTGTCGTTCTGTTGGAAGAGAGCACCCTTCCGCTTATTTTACTGTTATTACTGCTCACCCTTTGGAAGTGAGTTGTGGTGCATTAAAGTAATTCAATTGTAATACAAGGCTTGTTGATCTATCTTGTATTTTAACACATTCATTTCCCCATAGTGTCTGATGAGGTAATGGAGAATTATTACTTGCTAAGATTAGCATCGTCCATTTTTTTTATCTAGCACCCTTATCTTTTATTTACATTAGCTACTGCAAATAAAGATTAGGTTACAATTGAATTTCTAATCGTCTCGTAGACTTAGTAACCCTAACGCACATATTTACTGTGGTTGACGATTGCTAAGTCCCAGGAAACACTCCACTCTGCATTCAGTTGTAATCCGTATAGCATAACATCTATCTTGCATCCTACAGGAACACTGCTTTACGGATTAAGGGATAGATTGAGTACTTGCTAATACTAATTAAGAATTACAACTGCTATCCCTTGTGAAGATAGAATGATGCATTAAAGTAAAGGGAGACTAAGCTCCCTTATTTTCCCATTTAGAATACAGAACACTAATAGCATTACCACATGCTCTATATAGTTCTATATTGTCTGCTTCGATAGCATTCTGTCTAATAGTCAATAGTTCATTCAATGAACAAGTTGACAAATCTTTAATCTTTTCCATACCCACTCATAAGAGTGACGCACTATGCCTAAATGGCTGTTTAAGGTCGCATAGTCGACCAAGCAAAACTTTCGCTTAGAGTTAGATAACGTCTCTGATACAAGAGACGAATAAGAATAACAGATAACAACTTATAAGAGATTATATAAGAGGTTATAAGTTAGTAAGGTTAATAGGGATTTTACTTATTGGTCATATCACAACCTAAAAGGTATTAAAATCCACTATTTTGGACAGTGAGAAAGAAGATAGAGAGGGAAGAATCCCTCTTTTTATCTACTTTCTGACTTCCAATTGTCATAAAAAAGTTAAACAAAATGACAATTGTCTCCGATTTTCCCGGGTTTAGACTTTCAAAAGTTAAACAAAACCTATTTTAGGGTCAATTGCTGACAATCGCATGACAATTGACTGACAATCGACCCCAATTAAGTTAAGCACTTGGACAAACTACTACCCCCAAGCGGGGGTAGCAGATGCGTCCATGAACTCTTCCATTGGTCTACCCAAGCGAATGCGTTCCTCACCACTTTCCTCATCTACATAAACGTAGAACACGCTTTCTCTTGGGGGATAAGTGTTTCCAGTACCTTTCAAATCAGCAGCAAGCCCCCGAGAGAGCATCACGAGTACTTTCTCATCAGAGTCTTTCTCTTTGATTCTGATGTAAGGATAGTTGTTTTCTTTTGAGAAGTTCATGCGTTTGCTGATGTCAATACCCTTGCATTCCGCAAGAGTTTTGCCGTTTAGTTTTTCTATTTTCATATCTTTCTTATGGGAGGTACCCCCTCCACCGAAAACAAGGTGGGGTATTTAATATTGGTGTCCCCTACCCTCTCATGGATATAAAATGGGGGGGGGTTCTAAAATTTTGAAAATTTTGAAAAAAATTTTTTTAGTTTACCTTTGAACCCATGAAAAAACTAGTCTTTATCTTATCTTTCTTTCTTTCCTTACAGGGGTTCTCTCAGAGGGATTCTGTTTATGTTAAGACCTCTATCTATTCTTGTGTGTATTCAGAGGTGTTACAACAGCCTAAGCGAGTTTGGTACACTGTTCAATGTCCTTTAGGGAGTTATCCTAGAAAAGGAATGGACTTCTACACTAATGATAGTGTAAGGACTTCAGATGGAAAAGATTACGAGGCTAATGTATGGGATAAGGGACATTGTGCTCCAGCAGCAGACTTTAACTGCGATAGAGATAGACTATGGGCTACGTTTTCTTATCTTAATTGTGTTCTTCAACACGAGAGATTAAACAGAGGTGCTTGGAGACTCCTAGAAGTAAGAGAAAGAGAACTAGCTAAGTCTCAGGTTGTCGAGGTAGAGATTAAAATGGTCTACTCTAAGAGCAGTTTAAAATTGCCAACAGGAGCTACAGTCCCTGATGGGTTCTTAAAGACCATCAAGTACGGCAAGGTTAAGGAAGTTTATTATTTCAAGAACGAAGATCCAGGTACCACCGATTACTTAAGGTTTAGGAAGTAAACGACCAAAGGTTATATTACTTCTAACCGTTAAGTCCTTATGAGTAAACTGCCACATCTCTCCACTGTCTAGGATGACTGTGTATATGGTATCGGTTTCATAACCATAGTCTGTTACTAGCCATATTATTCCTTTGCCTTTAGGGGTATTTACTTCTAAGCGATTTGTAGGTTCAAAGATTGTCATAAGTAAGTGTCTCTTTTACATAAATTTAAGTAAAGTGTTTTGTCTTCAGACCACTCCTTTCCTGTCCACCATTCAAAGCCTTTAAAGTCTGCCTTGTAAGCTGAAGCTAATTCGTAGCCTCCTAAAAGGTAGACGTGATTACATCTAAAGAACTGGGCTATTCTACACTCAAATAACTGAGACACATTACCTAAGGATAGTTTTGGGTTTTCATAATCCCACAGAAACTGGTAAGAGACTAAAGTCCTTCCAGTAGTGTCTTTGTATAGTTTAAAAATATTAGCTCCTACTAGTTTTTCTTCGTAGTAGTAAAGCAGACATTCAAATCCTTTAAAATCTTCTAGGTTTATATCTCTTTTGAAACTGTGTTTGTCTGTGTACTTTCTATAAATAGGCTCTAGAAGAGTTAAAACTTCCTCTGATACAAAGTGCAGAGAGTATTGTATTTGTTTGCTTAGTTTTTTTACAGTTTTAGTAGGCTTATAGTCTTTTACTCTAAGTCTAACAGACCTTAGATTATACCAGTAGTCTTGCCATTCTACCCATCCTTCACTTAAATAGGTTAGATAAGTAGTATCTAAGGCTATTCCTTTGGGGTCAGAGAAGATAAAGTCTTCTTTTGTCACCTTACCGTATCCTGTTATATGATCAAAGATAACCTGTATCATAGCTCTATTATAGTTCTATTGTAAATCAAAGATAGTTAATTAAACAAAAACCACTCTTCTACTTAAGTTTTCTTGACTTATTTTTTTAAAGAGCTATTTTTGTTCTTAGGGGGAGATCTGTGTTTTTCTTGGAGTTACGATTGTTTTGTGACTAGTTTCTTTAGCCATGTTTTTGGAGGGTTACTAGGTAGGGATTCAGATCTTTCTCCTTTCATGTATTCCCCTACCTAGAACCCTTTTTTAGTTTATAAACTTCTATGCGTAACAACTTCTTTCAGACACCTGGCTACGCTACAGACTTAGTAAATGTAATTATTAAGGGGTTCTCGGAGAAGACTTATGTTTGTCCTCATGACTGGCAGCAGTTATACGCTTTCAAAGAAAGAGTAGGGATAAAAATAAGAAGAGAAGGACATAAATGGTTTGTCTTACTTAGAGGAGGAGACAACTATGGAGGAGAATTTGAAACACAGGTTATAGAAGATAACTCAGTTACTTGTTCTAAGCCTAGGTTTGAGGGTCCCTACCAGAAGTTAGGTTTTCTTAAGTATGAAGGTCAATCCGCTAAGGGTACTTTTCTAGAAGATGGTTATATTTTAAACGAAGAAGGTCAATATATAGTGTACGAATAACATGAATTACAAAGTTTCCCAACTACAACCACTAACAGGTCCTGAAATTGCAGGAGAAGATCTTCTGTTATTAATTGACGTCAATCCCACTACAGGAAACGTAAGATCTCGTAAAGTTAGAGTAGAAGACTTAGTAGACTTCCGTTTACTTAACTCTGGTTTAAGTAATTTTGTTCTATTATCAGGGTCTTATGCCAATCCTTCTTTTATTACTTCGTTAGACTGGAACAAAATCATCAATACTCCAGACACTCTTGCAGAATATGGCATTACAGACGCCTATACCAAGACACAAGTGGACAATTTATTGGACACTGTAGAAGGAAATCAGATTGCTTCTATGTCTATTACAGGAGCAGAGACCAAAAGTTTGAACTTACACCAAGTAGATGGAGGCGTAGTAAGCGTTTCTTACGTAGATACTTACACTCATACTCAAAGTTCTCCTATTAGTACCTGGACTATCACTCATAACATGAACAAATACCCTTCGGTAACGATTGTAGATTCAGCAGGAACTACCGTGGATGGCTCGGTAGATTACATTAGTTTAAATGCAGTAACTATTAATTTCTGTGGAGCGTTCAGTGGTAAAGCTTACTTTAACTAAAACAAAACAAAACAAAATAAAAATATAAAATCATGTCAAAAAAATTCTTATCTGGCATAGACCTCAATAAATGCGAACTGCAGAATGCGGTCATCCAGAACTTAGGTACAGCACCAGGAACTCCTGCTGCAGGTCAGGTCTACTTCAACTCCTCTACTGGAGACAAGTCAATCTACTTCTATGATGGTACTGCCTGGGTAGACGTAGGAGGTGATCTAAGGTCAATTGTAGCTGGTAACGCTATATCTGTTAGCGGAACCAGAGATATTACCGTAAACGTTCTGTATGACGATGCTTCTATTGGTTTAAATGGTTCTAATCAACTTTCCATTAAGGCAGGTGGTGTTACTAACGGAATGTTGGTTAACTCTTCTCTTTCTGTAGTTGCTGGAGCAGGTCTTACTGATGGAGGTTCTGTTGCTCTTGGAGCTTCTGTAACTCTTAACATTGGAGCAGGTACAGGTATTACTGTAAACGCCAATGACGTAGCTCTTGACACCACTTCTACTCGTAACACTGATCACTCTGCAGTTACCTTGACAGCAGGTGCAGGTTTGACTGGCGGTGGAGACATCACAGCTTCACGTTCTTTTGCAGTAGGTGCAGGAACTGGTATCACAGTTAACGCTGATGACATTGCTATCACAGGTGCTGGATCATTGACTACCAACTACTTAACTAAGTGGAACGGTACAGGATTCTCTAACTCAACTATTACAGATGACGGAACTACCGTAACTGTCGGTGGCAACTTAACTGTGAACGGTACAGTAACTTACGTTAACTCAAACACTGTAGAGATTGGTGATAACATTCTTCTTCTTAATAGAGATGAAGTTAGTTCTCCTTCTCAGAACGCAGGTATTGAAGTAGAAAGAGGAACAAGTACTAACGTTTCTTTCATCTGGAATGAGACTAGTGACTACTGGTCTACTGTAACTGAGCCTTTACACGTAGGTTCTATTGCTGACGCTGGTGCTGCTTACACAGGTAACAAATACTTGGTAAGTGACTCAGGTGTAATCAAATACTTAACTTCTGCTGATTTAGCAGGTGACGTTATTACAGGAATCACAATCAGTGGATCTAACGGTGTTGCAGTTGCTGGTTCAGGAACAACTTCTATTACTGTAAGTGGTGTAAACGCTACTACAAGTGCTGCAGGTGTTGTAGAATTGGCTACTAGTGCTGAAGTAAATGCTTTAAGTAGCTCTACAGTAGCAGTAACTCCTTCTGGATTAGCTGCTTTGCGTTATGCTGTAACAGGTCCAGCAGCTCCAGCAACTAGTATGATAGTAACTCACGCTTTAGCTTCTAACGACATCATAGTTCAAGTTTATGAACTAGCTACTGGTGAGAACGTAGAGTGTGATGTAGTACGTACAACCAACAACGTAGTTACTTTAGGATTCTGTTCTCCTGTACTTACAAATGCTCTTAGAGTATTGGTCATTAAAATTGCTTAATTTATTTTAAACCTTATCTTTGCTAGGGGCCTAAAAACCCCTAGCTTTTATATACATAAACAATAATGAAGTCTCTAAGTGCTAAAACTTTTCAATGCGGAGTAACAGTTCAAGGACTTACTACTCTTAGTGGTACAGTTTATTTAACAGCTTTAACAAATACTGCTACTTGGGACTATGTTGTTGTAGGTACAACTGCACAAGGACAACTATATACTAGAACCTATGCTCAGTTAATGTCAGATATTACATCTGGCATAGGTTTAAGTGGCTATGTTCCTACATCTCGCACGTTAACTATTAACGGTGTAAGTTATGATCTTACAGCTAACAGAAGCTGGACAATCAGTACTGTTGATTACACTTCCAGATTACAACACCAAGTTAAAGCTGGTGTAGCGATTAACAAAGGTCAAGCAGTCTACGTAACTAGTGCAGATGGAACTAACATGATTGTTGGTTTGGCTTCTAATGCTTCTGAAGCCACATCTAGTAAGACTATGGGTCTTTTGGATGCCACAGTTTCTACAAATGGCTTTGCTAACGTAGTAACAGAAGGTCTTTTGGCTGGATTGGATACCTCAACTGCAGGTACAGAAGGTGATCCAGTATGGTTGGGAACAGGAGGAAACTTAATTTACGGCTTAATCAATAAACCGTATGCTCCTGCTCACTTAGTTTTTATAGGTATAGTAACCCGTAAGAACTCTAACAACGGAGAAATCTTCGTTAAAGTACAGAATGGATTTGAGTTAAACGAGATTCATGATGTAGATTTAAAAACAAACTTACCAGTAAACGGAGAGTTATTAGGATTTAACGGAACTCTTTGGGTAAACAAAACTATTGCTGGATGGTTAGGATACACTCCTGCCAATGCTAGTGGAACAACAAATTACATTTCTAAGTTTACAGGATCTACTACACTTGGTAATTCTTTAATCTATGATGATGGAAGTAATGTGGGAATAGGTACAACTTCTCCCGGAGCACGTTTTACTGTTCAAACAACTACTTCTTCATCAGCTCATACACTACGAGTTACTGATGGAACAGGTATTATTAATATCGGGCATTGGGATACTGTAACAAACAGATTTGAGTTCTCGGGTAAGCCAACGTATTTTGTTCAATACGGAACAGGCAATTACATATCATTCGGAACCCTAGGGTCTGAGAATATGCGTATTGTAGCGGGAGGCAACGTAGGTATCGGAACTAGTAGTCCTTCTCGTGCGTTAAACATAGTATCAAACAACGCTCAAATTAGAATTTCAGATAATACTGCTCCAACTACAAACTATTGGGAATTTAGTAGTGTATTTTTTAATACTAACCAAGATTTATTCATTTCAAACCAGTCAGGAACTGCGATAACACTCAATGCTTCTTTAAACGTAGGTATTGGAACTACTTCTCCTAGTTATAAATTAGATGTAAATGGTATAGGTAATTTTTCTAATGGGTTTAGTAATCCTTCATCAGAAACTGGATACCGATTAAAGTTTTATGATAATGGGGGAATATATAATGATGCAGGGATTGGATTAGATGGATCAGGAGGTGGAGGTGAGATCATGTGGTTTAATGCTCTTGGAGGATTCTATTGGGGATTAGGTACAAGTGGTACCAAAATGAAATTAGATAGTAGTGGCAATTTAGGTATTGGTATCATTTCTCCTACTACACCTCTTCACGTATCTGGAATAATACAGGTAGAAGGCGGAGGTAGTACTACTTTTTATGGTACAGATGCTTCAGGTTCTTATGCTAGAAATTTTGGAACACAGTTATATACTTTTAGAGATGCTGGTGGGTCTATAATAACGTCAATAAATACAACTAGTGGGGTAATAACCACAACAGGCGGTAACAGTACTAACTGGAATACTGCGTATGGCTGGGGTAATCATAGTTCAGCAGGTTATGTTCCTCAAGCAAGAACGCTTACTATTAATGGAACTAGCTATGACCTAAGCGCAAATAGAAGTTGGACAATAGCAACAACAACTCCAGGAGGATCTGATACACAATTCCAATACAACAGTTCTGGATCTTTAGCAGGAGCATCTGCTTTGACTTACAACTCTACTAATAACAGAATAGGTGTAAACCAAGCAAGTCCTGGATATGACTTAGATGTAAACGGACAAGTAAGAGTACAAGATAAACTTAGAGTAGGTAATGTAAACTCTGGTAACGGAGTAGTACACATGTCTTCTACTGCTACTATCAATCCTAGTGCTACTACTATTGTTTGGGCTCAAAACGTAAGCGTAGGTATGTGTGCCTTTATTGAGTACTACATTTTAAACAACAATTCACTTACAGACCAAAGAGCTGGTACAATTATGGTTACCTGGAATCAGTCAGGAACGCCTACAATCGCTCATACGGAAACAACTACCCCTGACATAGGGTCAACTATAGCTGTTAACTTTACAAGCTCTCTAGTGGGCTCAGATGCAAGAATTAACGCAGTCAACTCAAGTGCTAATCCTTACACGATGGTAATGAGTTATAAATATTTCTAATAAAAACATTGTTGGATAGTGAAAACAATAAAAAATGAGACAAGCTACAATTTACAAAATCACAAACCCTAATGGAAAAGTTTACGTAGGTAAAACTATGTGCTTGTCTACTAGGACTTCTTGTTACAGAAACGGTAACTGTAAGAAGCAACCATTAATTTACAATAGTATAAAAAAGTATGGTTGGGAAAATCATACTTTAGAAGTATTAGAAACATGTAATCCTAACTTACTTTCTACTAAGGAGATTGAGTACATTACTTTGTTAAATACTTTCCACAAAAACAATCCTTTAGGTATGAACATGACTGCAGGGGGAGATGGTACTTTTGGTAGAGTGGATACAGAAGAAACCAAATTAAAAAGAAGCAGTCATCACTTAGGTCAAAAAAGATCCGAGGAAACAAAAAAACTTATGAGTTTAGCAAAGAAAGGAAGGGCTCCAAAAAAGTCTAACTATGCATGTTCTGAGGAAGCTAAAAAGAAAATAGCAATAGCTAATCAAAATAAAATCAAACCTGACACTTATAAGATGGCCTGTTTAAAGACTAGAGAAGAGAATCTATTAAAGAATCATGGTGGTATACTACAGATTAATCCACTAGATAATTCTGTAGTAAGGGAGTGGAAGACTACAATAAAAAATATAGCTTCTGTTTTAAATTATGATGATAGTCATATAGGAAAGTGTATTCGTGGAACTAAGAAATTAGCATACGGATTTGTTTGGAAATATAAATACTAAGAGCATGTCTAATGAGTTTAAAGTCAAAAACGGTCTTATAGTAATAGGAGAACTAACCACCTCAGGGACTATTACTATTAATGGAGCTCTTGCAGCTACACAATCTTGGGTTACATCTCAAGCTTATCTAACCTCTTCTAGTTTAACTAGTTATGCTACACAGTCTTATGTGACTAGTGCCATAGCTTCTCTAGTAGACTCAGCTCCTGGAGCATTAGATACGCTTAGAGAACTAGCAACAGCTTTAGGCAATGATGCCAGCTTCTCAACAACTGTTACAAACAGTATAGCCGCTAAGCTTCCACTAGCTGGAGGCACACTTACAGGAGCTTTAAGTGGAACAAGTGCTACATTCTCAAATAATGTATCGGTGCTTGGTCTTACTGTTAACAGTGTATCTACATTTTCAAGTCTTGCAACATTTAATGGTAATATTTCTTTAGGTGGAAATTCTACTTATTATTCAAATGGTACAGTAACATTAGGTGGTGCATTAACAGGAACATCTGCTACGTTTAGTGGAGATTTAAGAATTGCTGGTGTAGGAACAAAATTATATTTTGACACATTAAGTGTACCAAATTCAATTTACCAATATGTAGAAAACAACTATGATTTACACTTTATAAATACAAGGGGAGATGGGGCAAAGTTTGTTTTAGGAAATAATATAATATCGTTTGGAACAGTTTCCGCAGTAAGATTTTCTATTTCACAAGTCACAGGAGCAGCTACATTATCAAGTAGCTTAACAGTAGAAAGAATACAGATTAATAGTACAACTTATGAACCATTAGCAATAAATTCTTCTTATGGTCAAGTAGGATTAAAGTTTGGCCTTAATGGAAGTTACTTTGCCGCAATAGGTTCAGCAAATAATGTAACAGGAGCTTATGCAGGTAGTGAGACTGATTTGGGTATTGGAACTTATGGTTCTGCAACAGCAAATATAACATTTGCAACAGGTACAGGACTTGGAAGAAGAATGACTATTACTGCTGCAGGTAATGTGGGTATTGGTACAACTAGTCCAGTAGTAAAACTACAAGTTGATGGAACAATAACATCAACAGGAACTTTAACTGCTTACACTTCGGTACCCTCTATAAACATTGGTCACAATGGAGATTCTGCTTTTATAGCTTCTACTTCTGGTGGCGGAGCTAATACTCCGATATCTTTTTCTGTTGGAAACAATGCTGAAAAAATGCGCATCACCTCTGGTGGTAACGTACTTATTGGTACTACTACAGATGTAGGGGCAAAGCTTTATGTAGATGGAGGTATTCGGGCAAGTGGAGCTCTTCTCAGTGGGGGTCTTCTTGAATTTACAGGAGCATGGTCAGCAAGTCCTTACAATGGATCTGCTTGGGTTAGGCCACCTGCAGGCGTAGGAATATTCTTAGTTAACAATGCTATTACTAAATGGGCAGGATTTAAACCTAACGATGATTTTGTAGTTAATAGTGATAATCTTTTAGTTCAAGCTAGTACAGGTAATGTAGGTATTGGAACATCTAGTCCTAGTTATAAACTTGATGTACGTACTGACTCTCTTGGTTCAAATGCTATAGCGGTTAAACTTACCGATGGTTATCAAAGGGTTAAGATTAATAATTATGATTTACTAGGTTATTCTGAGGATTTATGGATGCTTGGTCAATCGGGTAGATCAGCTCTTCTTTTGTCAGATGACTGGAATTGGGATAGACAAGTAGCCCTTAATTACATTCCAGGATCTTCTGGAGCGGTTGGAGGTATACTTAGTATTGGTCAGTTGACAGATGCGAAAAACTCAGCAACATATACTCATGGTATTACTCGCTTTTTTACAAATGGACTTGAGAGATTGCGTATCAATTCTGCAGGTAATGTAGGAATAGGTACTACTAGTCCTACAGCTCCATTAGATACCAATGGTGTTAGAATTGGTAGAAACTGGGCAATTGCTGATCGTGCTAATATTAGATTAGATTCTAATGGAACAGCCATCCCAGCAGATATTTTATTCGGACATACATCAGCAGCTAATCAAATTAGTTGGGATGGTGTTTATTGGTCACTCTCATCTAGAGGTTCTAGTCTTAGCAATGCGTTTACTATCTGGAGAGGGGCAGGGAATCCTGGAGGGGCTGGAGAAGAAATTATTTTTACAATTTTACCAAATGGCAACGTAGGTATTGGAACTACAGATCCAACATCTCAAATGTCTGGTACATTTGGTATAGGAATATATAATGCTTTATACCCAGCCGTAGGATTTAAAAATAGTACTACAGCTTGGTTATGGTATGGGCAGGATTCAACATTTAGAATGTGGAATGCAACATTCGGAGATATATTAACTGCAAATACAAGTGGTAATATTGGAATAGGTACTGGTAGTCCTTCTACTAAACTGGATGTAAATGGTGTTATTACTGCTACTGGAGGCAATAGCACAAATTGGAACACCGCATACTCGTGGGGGAACCATGCTTCTGCGGGTTATCTTACTTCATATTCTGAGACCGATACTCTTGCAAGTGTAACAAATCGTGGAGAATCTACAACAGGTAGAATAAATGTAAGAGGACCAGGAAACCAAGGTGGAGGTAACATCATGATGGGTAATATTGGAGAGGGCACAAGTAAATGGTCTTATCTTACAAGTACTCATTATAATGCTAGTAGCCAACCACAAGGATTTGCTTTGATTGGAGGATTAGCAACGTCTGGAGGTAATGCAGTAGTTATTGGTGGTAATATATATGAAACCAATCCTGCTACTGAAATTCAGTTTTGGACTCATGGTACTAATACTCATAACTTAGGTGGTACACAACGTGGAGTTATTAATTCATCAGGTAACTGGGGTATAGGAACTACTAATCCTGGTGATTATAAACTATATGTTAACGGAGGTCAATTTGGTACTTTATTAAGAGGAGGTGACTTAGGAACAGGCAGTGATGTTGTCAGAATGATAAAATCAGATGGTTCTGCTGCTATGCTAGTTAGAGGAGATGGTAAAGTAGGTATTGGAACTTTATCCCCTTCAGAAGAGTTTCATGTATCAGGAAGAGCAATATTTGATGGAGGATCAGGTAACTCTTCTACAGATGCTGTAGTTTACATAACTAAGTCAAACAATAATGACTGGGGATTATATGTAAATGCCGCAGCTCTTGACTATGGTATGTACGCTAGAGTATCTTCTTCTGCAAACTATGCTTTAGCTATTCATAATGGAACTACTTGGACTACTAGAATTACTGGAGATGGTAGAATTTATTTAACCGAGAAAGATACAATAGCTTCTTATGATACATGGCTTCGTTTAAATGAGTCTGGACATTATGGATCTGGTGTATTCACTCCAGGAGTAATGAGGGCTGATGGAGGATTTAATGTAAGTGGAAGTACAGTATGGCACGCAGGTAATGATGGAAGTGGAAGTGGATTAGATGCTGATTTACTTGATGGACAAAATTCTACTGAGTTTCTACGCTTACTATCTGGAGGTGCTGAAGCGAGTTTGGATAGTTATACAGACAATGGGATTAGATCAGTAAATTTTACTGGGCACTCTCAACACCTGTTATCATGGAATGCTGGTGGTTCTACAGGAACAGTCCAACAATTGTTTCATTATGGTACACCTAATAACGGATGGAGAATTAGAAATAAAACTGATAATACCTCTTGGAGTGATTGGGGATATGTTGTTATGGCTAGTTCTAATCAGGGACTTATCTCTGGAACTATTGCTACTCAGTCGTGGGTAGGGTCTCAGAGTTACGCTACTACATCTTATGTAACAACCCAAATCAATAACCTAATTAACGGAGCTCCAGGTGCTTTAGATACTCTTAATGAGTTAGCTACTGCTCTAGGTAATGACGCTTCATTCTCAACTACAGTAACTAATAGTATTGCAGGTAAGGTTTCTAAGGCTGGTGATACCATGACTAGTTCTGGTCAGCAGGTTTTAAATATATTTCATGGAGCTGCAACTGGAGATTTCAACGATGCTCTTTTTGTAAAAAATACAGTATCTGCACAACAAGTTCAGATTGGTATGGCTACTACGGGCAGTGATGGAGATCATCACAGAGTATCTTTAAGAGCCTATAAAGGTGCTCAAGCATTAGAAGGAGTATTTGGTATTGCTTTACGCCAACCAGGTTCTGCGGCACATACTCAAAGACTTAC